AGCCACTTCCGTGGCTCGTTGGTGCGTTAAGCACCCCCTGATAAGGCCCTACGTGCTCCTTCTGCAGATCTAGGGATATCTCTGTCAGCCTTAGCTGAGGTCGACAGCCCTAGTGAACCAGATTGGTGAGGTCCGTAGTAGCTGGCATCCCAGCAGCTACTACCCGGTAAAAAGGATAGGGGTGAGGTGGATTCGTTAACGAGTGCATCGCATGTCATAATAACTTTATGGCTATTAGACGATGTAATGCAGTACCAACCTTAAAAGGTTGGACCGTTAACATAATTGTCCCTCATTTAGCAAGTAATTGCTACTCCGAAGGTCACGAAATCTAAGACCGGTGAGAATTCCGGCCCGTTTTCGTTAACTTTGATACTTGATGTCCCTCTACCGCTCCCTCGTGTAACGAGCGAGGCGGCGAGTATGGCCATCGAGAAGCTCAAAGCTCTTCTGAAAACGGTGGTTCTGGGCAACAACTATTTACTATCTAAACTATGAAAAATCAAAGTAAAGACAGCAAACGTCGCTGATCCAGAATACCAAATAGTACTACACGAGCCTTCATGTCTATAACTAGACTGGAGGCTTACGTGAAGGTGCTACTCTGGTTATTCTCTGTCTCAGCCAACCGTCGCTATTACTTTCAACTTGCGCATCATATTACTATGATGCATAAGCGGAATGGTGCAGACTTTACTGTCTCTTATCTTAAAGAGGCGTATCGTCTGTACCTAAAAGTATTAGCGGGCCGTCCTGAAACGGCGTGTGCCCCAATGCGGGTCGCTAGCCGGAGAGGTTTACCCCTCATCGTCCCTGGTCGCCTTCGCCTCTTAATTGAGGGGAGAGACTTTGTGACGATTAAGGCGGTAGGTTCCCTCCTTTCTGTCTTTCGGGTAATTAAGGCTTCCCCCAAGCTAAACCTTGATACTATTGTATCAGGGTTTAGTGGAACTTCTGCTGTAATGGCAGAATGGGAAGTCGAAAATGTCTTTCGAAAACTTAAGAGGAATTTTGGTTCCCTTAAGATTTCTAAAGCGCATCACTTATTACCTCTTACAACAGCCGGCCCAAATTCAAGAATCTCCATCAGAGGGGCCACCGCCGACGCTTGCGCGTTGGTGGGGTCACCTGTGGAGGGTTTCTGAAGAGTGGTGTCGGCGGAGTTTGCTCCTGCCCTAACGGACATGTTGGAGAAAGAAGTGGGTTTTCTACACGCTTGATTTCAGTTTATCGGTCTCAAATTTCCTGCATCCCTTACTCAATTTTGACAAATGTTCAAATTGGGTAAGTTGTGCCAGAAATTCGAGGCGGCAGGAAAGGTTCGGATTTTCGCAGTGACTGATGTATGGACTCAATCCATACTTCATCCACTGCATGAAGCTTTGTTTGCCCTCTTGAGGAAGATACCTCAAGATGGAACCTTTGACCAATTAAAACCTTTACAAGTTTTGATTGACAAGGGACACAAAGATTTCTGATCCTACGACCTATCTGCTGCAACCGATCGACTCCCCATTGCATTCCAGACTCAAATACTATCTTACTTTATTGGTAAGACAGTAGCCGAGGCCTGGGCGAATCTCTTAGTTAAGAGAGATTGATGATTCAAGGGCAAACCTATAAGGTATGCCGTTGGTCAACCTATGGGGGCACTGTCATCATGAGCGATGCTAGCCCTTACTCACCATTTTATGGTGCAGTTGGCGGCGCGCCGCGTTCTCACGTCAGTGACGTGATTTGAGGACTACGCAGTATTAGGGGACGACCTCGTTATTGCTAACAAAGCAGTAGCTGAGGCGTACCTAGTAATAGCACGTGACCTGGGTGTAGAAATTAACCTGTCCAAATCCTTAGAATCAGGTATAGGTGTAGCTGAGTTTGCCAAACGGCTACTCAGTGATGCTGGAGATTTATCTCCGGCTTCACCTAGACTTATCTCGCATTTGATTTCAAATGTGAGATATTTACCAACGGTTCTAGCAGATTTAGCAAGTAGAGGACTCCTTATCAGCCCCTTAAAGAGCTTTCTTTCGGAAAGCCCTTTAAGAAAGGTTGTCAAGTCCAAACCTCTCGAATGAGAGGTCTGGAGTTGACTCCCTTTTGATAAGAACTCGCTTGTGACAGCACCATTTCTGGAAACTGACAAGCTTAATTGCGAGTCCGGCATCCGTGCGCTCTTAGAAGCATCTGATGCAGTCTTTAATAGGACTGCCTCAGATGCCTTGGCAAGTGCAGTAGATCAAAACTCTACTATACTTGCCCGTCTTTGAGCAAGGCACGGTGTCACGGAGGAGGATGAGGAGCTATCTCAGTCAGAGTTAGCAGCCCTCAGGGAGGTACTTAATGACCCTGATGATTCCAATTATGAAATCACAGGTCATGAGTACGCCAGAGTCGTTGTAACTGGTGGAGATTACGAAAGTGATCCCGCCAAATTTACAGGACTCTCCCTCGACAGTGACTTTAATGTTTTAGGACAGTTGCCTTCTTCCGCTGACTTAAGAACTGTTCTGGATTCCCAGAACAATTCACCTCGACTATCGGAACTATTCCGTCGATATGACTATACTCTAGAGGAAGACGTAAGTCTTACTCCTGAGTGAGCTCACAATTATATTGTGAGTAGTCTTCTCGACTTAAGAACAGCCGGTCCTACCGTCACTGATGTTTATCAAGTGAAGGTTGACCGTCCGATAGGCCTTTCTCAATATAAATTTTGAAAGGAATTGGAGGCTGAAGTCAGAAAACGGAATCCCGAGTACTGAGACAGTGATGTCAAAGACCAGGG